CCTCCTTTCTATGGTTTTATTATACAGCATTTGCTAAATGTTGTCAAGCATTTTATTTATGTTTTTCTAAACATTTTTTCTGTTTTGCTTGATTTAATTTAGCAATCGCTATATAATATAAACAGATAGGAGGTGCTTAAATGACAATAGAACAAAAAATCAGCATGGCACTGTCATATAAAGGCATCAGCCAAGCAGAACTTGCAAGGAGAATTGGTACAACCCCATCCAATTTAAACCAAAAGGTAAAGCGAAACACACTCACCAAAGAAGAATTGGAACAAATTGCCGAAGTCCTTGGATGTATTTGGCGTGCAGAGTTTGAATTTCCCGATGGTACTATTATTTAAGACCGCCCCTCGCGGTCTTTTTTTATTCCCCATCCTCTACACCCTCCTTCCCCTTCTGGTACTGCGTCCCGAAGTAGAACGCTACCACCACAGAGAAAATTGTCAAAAACTGTTCTCCGCTGATACGCCCCACTACCGCCAGATACGAAAAAACCACCGTAAGCATAATCGTTACGATGGATTTCACTGTCAGCAGATTTTGAACTGTGATTTTTGCCGCTTCATTCATTTTCATTTTCTCTCAATTCCTCCTTGCACTCCCATTCCGCTTGCTTTACGCCCATTCTTCTTTTCCTACGTTCCTCCGCCCTGCGTTCTGCCTGCTCCACGCCTTTATCGTACAGCTTCATCAGACCACAGATACCCAATTCCGTACCGAACAGCAACAGTGCGGACGATACGATGGATGAAATGTCAACGCAGAAACACGCCAAAATAATACCCACAATAACAACGCACACACAAAACGATAGGGACAAAACCACAATCGTTGTCATGGTATCGTTATTGATTTTAAAACGAATCCGTCTGCGTTTTTTCATCATAAACCGCCGCCATTCAGCAAAAACCCAATTACCGCACCGACAACCACCGCAATCGCCTTATCAATCAGCCCGTCCCACCGCTTTGCCGGCTTAGAGACCAGCTGCTTCACATCGTCCTTGATCTCCCCGACATCCGTCTTGATATGCTCCTGCTCGTTCTGCAGGACCGAAAACGCCTTTGTCAATCCGTCAAGGTTGTCCTGCCGCTTCTCCATGCGGTCAATGCGCTTGTGTGCGGACTTGGTGCTATCCAGTGCCTCCTGCACCATTTTTTCAATGTTTTCCATAAACCATCCCCCCTTATCCCTGCACCTGTGCCGCTGTGACATGGTGCGGATTTTCAAAATCGTTCAAGTGCTGTTGGAGCAGTGTCATGACCGATGCGGCATTGATGTACGCCGAGGATGCGAGCGAACCGCTTTTCACGCCGCTGGTAACGGATGCCGCAAGCGTGGGAATGAAATCCCCCAGCTCCACCTCGTTGTACTGCTCCAAAAGGCAATCCCATTCGTAGGAAATAACCTTCGCCTGTTTCCGAAAGCCCATTTTGGTATTGATAACCGTTGCCATATCCCCCAGAAAGACCTCCTCCAGAACGGCATACTCCCGATACTCCACCGTCTTTTCCAGTGCCACAAAATCCACCTTAATGTTGATGCTTGGAATATCACAGCCGCCATCAAGCAACGCCTGTGCCTCCTCCTGCACCTCGGAGAGCGTCTTATTTTCGTCCTCTAGGGTGTAAATCTTCGGGTAGATATAATCGCCCAGATGGGGACTGTCAAGCGTTACACTGCCGTTCTTGCCGTAGCAGACAATGCGTGTCTTGACCTCCGATTCATCCTCTGTGACCTCAAGCCCGACAAGGTTTTTCCCATAGCGGATAGAAACGCCCCTGTCCTGCCCCAATGCCGCCTTGACGGATACCCGAAAGCCATCCCGCAGCAGCTCGCCACCGTAGCCCTTGACAAACGAGGTTGCTTCGTCATCGTCCGACAGTAACGCTTGTACGGGATTCATGCGCCCTGTTGTGAGCGTCCCTGTCAGCGAAATATCCGTATCAAAGGAAAAGGGCATGGGATAGGCAAACGCCGCCTGCATGGCTGCCAGAGCCGCCGTAGCCGTACCGCTGTGGCTGATTGGTTCGCACTGGTTGTCCAGCAGGTCATAAAAGATATGCCTTGCGTTGACCGAAATTTCCTTCATGCTCGGCTTGACGTAGTAAATGCGGAACGGCTGCATCCCTCTTGGTGTGGATGCGTAGAGAATTCGCCCACGCTCGATGCGTTTCCACTTGCCGCCATCATCGTATGGGTGCTTCAGCTCCAGTTCATACGCCCCGTTTAATTCTTCCGTTACAATACAAGAGCCGGGAACCAATGCCCCCAGCCCGATTGTGTCAAATGTCTTTGCCGTTTTTTCGTGAATGGTAATCATAACATCACCCCATCATGCCGACCAATTCCTGATACTGCTCCTCTGTGATGCGGTTCGCCATCAGAAATACGTCTAATTTGTTCAGCATATCCTCTTTGTCGTATGCACCTCTG